TCAGGCTCAGTTAAAGACAGACTAGAACAAGCTAATTTCAAGCTAATTTTAAGCTAAGAACAAGCTAAACACCATGAAGGACAAACCATTATCAAGACAACGCCTGCACCAGCTCAACATGAAAAGGCTAAACAGGTGCGGATCGTGCGGTAAAAAAATGCACCCAGTTCTGCAAACCTGCGCTCCGTGCATGGAGAAAAGCAATTTGCGAACAAGAGAGAGAAAAGGCTATAATGCCAAAGTCCATGGGGGGCCGGGCAGACCAAGGAAATGCCTAGACGAAACAGGCACTCAAGCAGTTAGCGAGGTTATCATAATAATGTCAAAAGCCGACTACACTTTAAGTGATCGCGAGCTATCTTATTCTTTGGGTGTTAGTGAAAACACTGTCAGAAAGTACCGTAAGCTTTACGGACAGGACGCAGTGATTGCAGACAAGAGAGATCCTGCATCCATCATGGCCAACGCGGATTATTCCCTCACTGATAAAGAACTGGTTTACTTCTTACGGATATGCAAGCCCACCGTTGAGAAGTACCGAAAAATCTACGCTCCGCACACGGTGAAACCGCCCCGGCCATACATTAGGAAGGCCAAGTAAATTTTCTCTCCCAAACCAAACAAAAACCAGAACATACACAAACCTATGAGTAGTCTTATTTTAAGCAATACGTCAAAAGGGCAGTTTGCGCCACACCCGGAAACAGACGGGTTCATTAAAGCAGTCATCGTCGATGTGACCCCACCGAAGATGATGACCACTAAGTTCGGGGACAAGAACGTTTTCAAACTCGTTTATGAGACCGAACACGTAGACACCAACGGGCGCGCTGGCCTTATGTTCTCAGTGCCTTACAGCCTGAGCCTGCATGAGAAATCATCGTTCCGCCGCGATCTAAAAGCCATTCGCGGCAAGGAGTTGACCGCAGCAGAAGAAAAGCAATTCGACGTAGAGGCCATCTTGCTAGGCTTTCCCGTCCAGATCATCGTCATGCACGAGGCCAAAGAAGACCGGGTGTATGCCAAGATCAGCCTAATTAAGCCAGACAAGTCTGACGCCCCATACAAGCCGTCCGGCGTTTATGTCCGCGTCAAAGACCGCGAGGAGAAAGAGGCTGGGGGAACCTATCGCACCGCATCATCCGCGCCCGCAGTCGACGACGAACCGACTGGCCGAGAAGATTGGCAGAAGGTCAAGGTCCACGTAGGTAAATACGAGGGACAAGAACTCGGTGACTTGCCAAGAGAAGGCGTCCAAGATCTGCACTCAAAGTGGGTGCCAAGCCTGCATGGAGAAAAACTCAAGGCTGCCGACAAACGCCTGATGGCCGCCGTGGCAGAAGCCATGGTTGAGATGGAAGAAGATGCCAAGCGAGCAGCAACCATGACGCAAGGAGGCTTGTTTTGAAAACCTGCCTATTTGACATTGAGACGGGTGCTTTGCCGCTAGAACAAATCGAGCACCTCTGCCCCGAGTTTAAGGCTCCCGGCAATTACAAGGACGCGACCAAGATCGCCGAGAACATCGCCGAACAGAAGGCGACATGGATTGAGCGCGGGGCACTCTCTGCCTTAACCGGCAAGGTGCTTGCCATCGGCCTGCGCACAGACGGGGTGACCACGATCCTGCAAGATAATGACGAAGCCAAGAACCTGCGCGCATTCTGGGCGTGGCTGGAAGACCGGGTGCGGGAACGCCGCGCCGTAGTGGGATTCAACTCAAACAAGTTTGACATTCCATTCCTTACGCGCAGAAGCTGGGCGCACGGTATTGCCATCCCATCGGGTGTGTACGCCACCCGTGGATACGTAAATCAAAGCGTATTCATCGACCTCGCACTGGAATGGCAGTGCGGCGATCGGATGGAATGGGTAAAGCTCGATACCGTATGCAAGTTCTTTGGCCTCCCTGCCAAGAACGGAAGCGGCAAAGACTTTGCCAACCTGTGGGTAAACGACCGCCAGAAGGCGCTTGAGTACCTCGATAATGACATGCGCATCACTTCACTAGTAATGCAGAGGATGCTAAGCATCACAGAAGGATCAGCGACACCAACACCGGTGGCGGCCCTCGACTACTAAGCATTATGACCATGCGAGAAATAGCGGCTGCAAACGCAGCCGCCAAGGCCCAAGAGCAGGAGGAAGCTCAAAAAAAAACATCGCCGCTCGTCATAAGAAGTTCTCCATCGGAATCGTACAAGTCGATGGGGTTACCGACACGACCCATACAGTTCGATTCACCCCCGTCGCCCTCACCAGAAGAGCGCCTCGTCGGCACAGAGAACCTGAGCGACGTGATCCCGAACTTCCCACCGAAGAGCACAGAGAGCGAGAAGTTGTGGCAACAAGCCTGCCTCCTTCCCCAGAGCCGGATGGGGATTATCATGGCCCATTCGAGCCAGACCGCGTGGCTCGCGTTATCGAGGCATGGGAAGCCGCCATTGCTACTATTCCCACTCCCAGTCCTCGGCCAACTGCCAACAATGCCGCTCGACCCGCAGCTCTCACCGGAACCGTAACCGCGCGAGATATTGCATGGTTTAACCAGATCAACAGACGAATGGATCTGGTGCCCGCCGAATTCTGCCCGACGTGCTACGTCCGGTACAACCGGCAATTATGGCCGTCCTCGTGCGTGTGCACCGGGGCGGTTTCTCTTTCCTTCAAATGCCCACGACACTAATGACACTAGAACTTTCAAACGACACAGAACGTACCGCGATTAAGCTCGATCCATCACAGCAAGCAGCCGTCACCATTATGGAGGAAGGCAGAAATGTTTTCCTGACTGGCAATGCTGGTACTGGCAAGAGCACGGTCATCACACAATTTATTGCTGGCAGCAAACGCACGATTGATATGACGGCGACCACCGGCATTGCAGCACTCAACCTGCGCGATCAGATCTTTGAGAAGTGCGGCCTAAAGCTGAATGCCAACACCATCTACCGATGGTCAGGCATCGGCCTTGGTCCGCTAGAACATGAGAACGACGACCAGTGCTTTGGCCGTCTCTGCGAAGAGATGAAAAAGCCACCGCTCAGCATCACAAGAGAGAAGGCATTTGACCGGATATTCTATGCAAAATGCCTCATCATCGACGAAATCAGTATGCTGCCGGGCAAGACGTTCCAATTCTTGGAGTATCTTTGCCGGAAACTTCGGAAGAACGACATCCCGTGGGGAGGCTTGCAAGTGATTTGCGTAGGCGACTTTTTGCAGCTCCCCCCGGTGTCGAGGACCGGCAAATACGACTGGGCGTTCCAAAACTCAGCGTGGCAGCGGTCAAACTTTAAACACGTCGTCCTCCAGCGCATCCATCGGCAAGATGACGACGTGTTCAAAGACCTTCTGAACAATGTTCGAGAAGGGCGGATACAGCCGAAGCACTCAGCCATCCTCGCCAAGCGCGTTGCACGATTTCCCCGCGCTGACCTGCTGCGCCTGTTCACGCACAACACGCAGGTGGACCGATACAATAACATGATGCTGGAAGGGTTAGAGACGGAGGAATACGAATTGCAGATGTACTCGTCAGGTCATTCTGGATGCGAATGGATGATCAAGAATATGCTCACTCCATTCTTGCTGAAAATGAAAGTGGGGGCTCGCATGATGGTCACCGCTAATATCAGCATTCCCGGCAGTGGTGGAGCATTAAAAGCAGTCAACGGCAGCCTAGGCACTTTGACCCGAATCAGCCTAAATCCAAACGAAGCTGAGCTGACGCTCGACTGCGGCAGAACGATTGTGCTTGAACCGTATACATGGTGGGTCGACCCAAGTGACGAAGCAAAAGGATGCGTGCGCCAACTGCCGCTAAAACTTGCATGGGCCGCCACCATCCACAAGAGCCAAGGCCTCAGCCTTGACTCCGCCCTTATCGACGTGCGCGCTACTCGCGAGCCCGGACAGACCTACGTGGCGCTCAGCCGCGTGCGTTCACTCTCAGGATTGTTCCTCAAGGACGTATTCAAAGGCGTCTGGGTTAGCAACGAAGCCATTGAATTCACAAACCGCATTACTCAGTCATGATTATCAAGGAAATTACCGCGCTCGAAGAAGCCGAAGTCGCTGGCACATCACAGGCGCAAATCTCATGGTTCCCGGACGCGACATCCGTGACGCCCATTCACATCGGATCGCTCCACAAGTTCATCACGCAGTGCAAGTCCGGCACGTATCAAGATCTGGTCATCAAGATCCGGCAGTACGCAGCCGCCTCGGACACGGCAAAGATGGGGCTTTTGAAGCGCAAACTGCCAGCCGTCACGCTCTCGTGCAGTATGGTCAGCCGCTCCAAGAATGCCCCTGTGCGCGCCCGCACCCACAGCGGGTGGTTGCAGTGCGACTTTGACGGCAAAGAGAACCTAGGCCTATTACAGGATGAAATACGGGCACGCTTGCAGGCTGATCCACATGTGGGTGCTGTGTTTGTGGGGCCAAGCGGCGTTGGTATCAAATGCGCCGTTCGTATCGACGGCAGCCAGCACCTCGCCAGCTTCGCGACCGCCAAGGAATATTTTAGGGAGGAATACGGCTTGACCATCGACAAAGCCTGCAAGGATGTGGAGCGCCTGTGCTTTGTGAGCTACGATCCAGACGCATGGGTCAGGGAAGGCGAGACACAAGTTCTGCAAGTGACAGAGCTGGCGGAAAAGGAAACCATCCGCCCGGTTAAGCCGACACGTGAGATCACGCCGTTCGAGGAAGACCAGCACGATATGTCCATCGAGGACGTGCGAGAAATCCTCAGCTACCTGCCAAAGCGCCCTGATTACGATACGTGGCTCCGTATCGCCTCCGGCGTGTTCAGTGTGCTGCCACTCGCTGCCGGAGTCATGGTCCTTAATGAGTGGGCACCCGAAGAGAATCCCGGCGAATACGAGCGCAAGCACCGAAACAGGCTAAAGAACGTGACGATTCGCACCGTCATCCATTACGCGCAGCAACACGGATTTGACGCTGGTGCCGCATCCAGACGGAAAACATGGCTGGGCCGCATCATCTTTGGTAAAGAGGATAGTGCCGCAGCACACACTGACCTGCTGGAGAGCGATCAAGAAGCACCAGAACTCAGTGAGAGCGACAAGGAGATCATCGGAGAGTCCGACGAGCTGGACATTGAGACGATCGCCAAGTACTACGCGGAAGAACAAGTGGGCGACTCAAAGCTCTTTCGGCTCACATCCAGCAAGGATTTTTCCTATGACCCACTTTCCCAGATGTGGAGGAAGTACAATGCCGCGACCGGCCTGTGGACGAAGGATGCCATCGGCAGCAGCATCCACAATATGTCAGCACAGGTCATCGCTGGCTACCACACGCTCATCGCACACGTCGAGGCAGAAGCCAAGGCAGCCAAGAACAAGGAGGTGACCAAGAACAATGCCGCGCACGTTCAGCACATCCGGCAACGGTGCGGCAGTTTGCAGAAGCTGCCCTACATGAATAACGTGCTGACGCTTGCCCAGCGGTTTGACGCGATGAGCCGCAACGCCACCGAGTACGACAAGCACCGCCACCTGCTGGGATTGGCCAACGGCCTGTGCGTGGACTTTGCCAACAAGATCGTCCGCCCTACAGAACGCAGGGACTTGATCAGCGTAGCAAGCCCGGTCGTCTACGATACTAACGCCACCTGCCCAGAGTTCGATTCATTCTTGCACCGCGCGTTTGGAGGCGATCCAGACATGATCGACTACTGGTGGCGGATCGTGGGATACAGCATGACCGGCTTCGTCGATCACGATGCGCTCTTCTTCTGTTATGGATTGGGCGCTAACGGCAAGAGCACGGGGCTCATGGTGCTGCGGTTCTTGCTTGGTGATCAGTTGAGCACCATGGTGGATGTGAACACGCTGCTCGGCACGAACGGCAGCGACGCCTCACTCGACTACAAGAAATCCATGCTGGAGGGCAAACGGTTGGTGATCACTGACGAGCTGCCCGACAACAAGAAAATCAACGAGAGTATGGTCAAGGGCTTACTCGGTGGCGAGGACATCGTAGCACGTAGGCCATACGAGAAGCCGTACACGTTCAGCCCGACACACAAAATCTGGATGGTGGGCAACCACAAGCCCAAGATCTCAGGCGTTGATCACGGCATCTGGCGGCGGATTCATTTGATTCCGTGGGAAGTGACCATCCCAGCAAACGAGCGCAAACCGCGCTCGCAGATGTGGGCCACTTTCAAAGCAGAACTGCCCGGCATCCTCAACCATGCAATTGATGGGTATTTGGACTTTGAAGAACGCGGCGGCCTGTGCCCACCCGCAATGGTCAAGGCAGCCACCGAGGAATACCGCCTCGAAGAAGACAGTCTCCAGCAGTTCGTGGCAGAACGCATCGTCGCACACAACGGCGCGCACTTCCCTATGCGCGACCTGTTCAGCGAGTACAAAGCATGGTGCTCGTCCTCCGGCGAAACATGCGTGGTCGATACCTGCAATAAGTTCACACGAACACTAAAGCAGGCGCCTTATAGCATGGATATTGGTTATGATTCCTACAAGGTCAATGTGCTCCACGGGCACATCCTTCGGTAGCACTCCCGGTAAATCCCGGTAAACCGGTAAATGGCAGGCCAAAATCCCAACATTCTCCTTAGAGTCTAAAGACTCTTCTTCCTTTTTTAGAAAAGGTTGGGAAAAGGGGGTATGGTTTACCGGTTTACCGGGATATTAAATGCACTCCTTCTTAGTAGAATAGAAAGTCTAGTAATTCTATAACCATTTAGTTAGATTAGTGCAGTTTCACCCCTTTTTGCCATTTTGGGCGCTTCCGGAAAACGTCATTTCGACACGAGAGCGCCGCGATTTTCCGGAGACCTGCCTTTCTAGCACGCGACCACTCCGTGGTGCTGAGATTACCGCATCCCAGCGCGCGAGGGCGAAAAACGAGCGCGCGCCAGAGCGAGCGGGCAAAGCCACAAAAACCACAAAACCATGAAGACAAGCAAGACAAACAAGGCCAGAACGACGAGCGAGACGGGCAAGACCAGCAAGCCCAGCAAGGCAGGCAAGGCAGGCAAGACCAGCACAACGAGCCGGGCCAGCAAGGCAGGCAAGGAAGGCAAGGCCAAGCGCATGCAAGGGCCGCCTTACCCGCCTAAAGAATCACCAGAAGAACGGGCAGCCGGGAAGGCGGCCTTCGACCGCATCATAGAGCAAATGCGCCGCCCCATGGTGCAGTACAGAGAGGTGATGGAACGAGCCAGAATAATAGCAGAGCAAGCGAAAGCAGTGTATGAGGCAGAAGATGCCCCCCCTATGCAGGCCGCTTCAGAAAGCGTAAAATCTGCGGGGAAGAAGGGCCGCAGAAAGCGGTAGGGAGACAGGGAATAGTAGGGAGGCAGGGGAGACAGGCGCGATTAGTGCAGGATCGGCGCAGAGAGGGGGGTAGAGGGAAGGTAGGGCGATTATGCAGGATTGATGGACGAGGAAGGCAGGGGGCATTTGCGGGGCAAGAACTGGGGGAGAGTATGGGCGGACAATGCAGGCAGAGAGTGAGGGGGAAATGCTGGCTGAATGTGTGGCAAGATTATGGCGCCAATTCCTAAAAGGATTTGCAGGAAGCAATGCAGAACGATCCGCAAATTAGGAATAATTATTTTGCTGGATTATTTTTCACTCTAATCCGTTTGAGATATTTCATTTTCAAAGCGACTCAAAAAAAATAAATAGGCCAGCTTTTTCCTATAGGAATATCTTTTTAAGTAGCCTTTATGGGTATCTAGTCAAATGAACAGCTTTCTTAAAAATGAGAATTTTCGCATTTTTGAGAATTTTCGCATTTTTGAGAAAAACTATCAAATGTGAGAATTTTCGTATTTTTGAGAAAAGTCGCATTTTTGAGAAATTCTCATTTATTGGAATTTCCATCATTTGATATTGAGATTCATTCTCATTTGTTGGTCGTGTTGGTGCACAAACGAACACGTGTTCGCAATGGCGCATTTTTTTCTGTCCTACTGGCCCTGCTTGGCCCTGCTGCTCCTGCTTGTCCTGCTTGGTCCTGCTTGTCCTGCTTGGCCCTGCTGCTCCTGCTTGTCCTGCTTGGTCCTGCTTGGGCCTGCTTGGTCCTGCTTGTCCTGCTTGTCCTGCTTGTCCTGCTTGTCCTACTGGCCCTACTGGCCCTGCTTGGCCCTGCTGCTCCTGCTTGGTCCTGCTTGCCCTGCTTGGCCCTGCTGCTCCTGATTGGCCCTGCTTGTCCTACTGGCCCTGCTTGCCCTGCTTTTACGTGTTCAATGCATCAATGCCTCTATTTTGCGCCAGAATCGCGTTCCCACTCAGTTTATACCCTTTAGGGGTATCCATATTACCTTGCCATCAATCTGGTCGTAGGCACGATTTCAACACCATTTGAACAGGTGCTACACCTGTCAAATGGAAAAGCAGAAAAGCCGCGCAAATAATGCGCGGCTTTTGATGGTGGTTTAATCGTTCATCATTTCCCATTCTTGGCGGCTTAGGGCGGCACCCTCATAGTCAATACCATCATGGATTGAGTCACGTGCACGCTTTCGTTCCCGTTCAATGGCAAGGAACCTTGCCATAAATCGAATGTTTTCCTTGTCTAGTTCAGAGTGTTCTGTTTTCATGGTTCTAGAAATTGGCGAACAGGACGACGCAGGCCCCGTATGGCCTGAATTCCCATGTATCGCCATACTTTGAAACCATCCCACGAACACCATTCAATCCAGCCGCTTTTTTGATGCGGCGCATCATGGCCAAGTCGCTGACATTCTCAGCCGCATCAATGGAATAGCGTCTGACCCATGAATAATTGGCTTCGCCTCCGAAAGTGTCGGTGTATTCGATATTGATTTTCATGATTAAAATAAGCCGGTTAGAATAACGCCATTATGTAGAATCATGAAAGTGTCGTAGGTTCTGAAAAGCGTTTCCTTCAACGCATCATCGCGCTCCTCAGGTTCTAAGTCGTTCATGAGACTATCAAAATCATCATGATAGCCCTCCACAGTGCTTTTGTTCGCATGAGCCCATTCACTCAAATCAGCGTATTCTGCCCAATCTCCTCTGATAGCGTCAGCATCAAATTCAATGGGTGTATTTGTGTCTCTCTCCATTTCTTCGTAGTACTGAACAATGGCGATGGCAACCTGCCTTGTGTACCATGGAAGGCGGTCGGCTGCTTGGCTTGTCGAAAGTGTATCGATCATATTTATATTTTGTTTATAGTTTATTGCCTTGTTAGTCTTCGGTTCTGTATTTGATGGTCAGGCCTGTTATTTCTCCGTTCGCTTTTGATAAATATTCATTGCTCCAATCAAGCTGATAAATCCCGTGTCCATGTTTGTCGCTGCTATTTGGGCCATTCGGTCTGAAGCCGTATTCATTGCAAAATGATTCATTCTCGGAAAAGTCTTCTCCGTATTCTTTGATTATTTCATCCATCGACATATCGCACTCTGGCAAGAATTCGTCGCACAGAATTTCATAAGCATCATGAAGTCTAGGTGCTCTGATTACACCTGCCAAAAACGAGAAATTGCCAAGCTGCGAGTGCCATAAAAAAAGAGGGCCATAACCTTCATCATAGAATTTGACGGAGAAGCCATTTGCATTTTCGACAGAAATAATTGCTTGGTTGTCGTCAGGTCGAAACATTTTGTTTTCGGGTTCTGTGTAAATTTGTTCTGTTTTCATGATTGAAAATAGTGTTAGAAATCTGCGATGATGATTCCGCCAAGGAAAGGGCGGATTTGTGTTCTTTCGCTCAGCCAAAAAGCGGCTGCGGCCTCATTCGCAGTGTCAAATTCGTCTGGTGCGGGGCACCATCCATACATTGATGCTGCCTCCATGGCATTCTGGTATTCACTGTAATCGCAGCGCAGAGAAATGATGTCTAAATCATAAGGGCCTGTATCTTCTTCCATTTCCTCTATCCACTCCATGAGAATGAGGGCGCCATTTTTGCTGAAATTGTTACAGGCCCGCAGCATAATTTCTGCGGCTTCATAGGGGGTGACGAATAGTTTCATATTTTGGTATTTTGGGTGTATTGGTGTTTGACTAGTAAAGAAGTGATTCAGGGCCTGTGTGCCCGAAGCACCATTGCGCTTTATTGCATCCATGGACACGGGCGGATTTACGTAGCTTAGGCATCACAAAGGCGCGGGTCGCTGCCTCCCTATACATTGATGCGTTTTTGTATGGTTCACCATCGGCGGCCCATGCGTCTCGTGCTGCTCTGCTTGTGAATCGTACTGTATCAAAGCAGGGTAGACTTTTTCCATCATGGTGCTGCCAGAGCGCGTTCTGACCATATGGCCATACGATGGCGTAGTAATATTTTGTTTTCATGGTATTAGTAGCGTTCAAATGAACCGTATTTTTTGGCGATAGCGTCAAACACTCGCATGGATGACTCTTGGAGATCAATGGACAGGTGTTTGATGGTGGCCATAAACTGCCCTCGAACTAGGCGCAAATGGCGGCGGCTCTTGATACCCTTGTGGGCTACTTTCAGGAATGTGACGGGTTTGTTCATACTATTTGCGGGGGTATTCTGAGGCATAAAGAGCATCAAGTGATTCTAATACAGGTGTTCTATATTCTGTTCCATCTGGGAGGAACACTGTGGCCACAGCCTTGTCTGGCGATTGGATAGAAAAGGCTCCTCCGACATATTGCTTGATGATTTTACCCTCAGCACGTGCTGAGGCGATTATTTCTAGATGTGTTTTCATTTTGTTTATTTGTTGCCCTTGGCTTGATTGCCTCAGTCCTTTCACTGTACCCGCCAAGGGTTGAGGCGTCAAATAAATAATTCATGATTTTGCAATCATTTTTGATTTATTTTACTGTTCATATATTCATATCGTTATTTTGCGTTTATTTGGCCGTTCTAGGCACTTTGCTACCCTCCGGGGGTAGCCATATTGCCCTGCCCATGATCTGCTCACCAGCAAAGTTTCAACACCGTTTGAACAGGTAATACACCATTTCAGGCCTGTATTTTAACCATTGCGATCAAGGCATCTTGATGCTCTTTTGAACACGCTATTTTGTTCGCCACTATAGCCGCAATCTTCTTATGCTGATATGGTGTAATGATTCCCTCAGGCGGAGACATGGTGTTCAGCCTATCAATTACCATTTTGACCACCCACTCGGGCGGGCAGTGTTCGCCTGTTTCCCATTTTTGGAGTGTTCTTGTGGATACATTGCAAAGCGCCCTAGCGAGCTGACTTTGTGTGCAATGGTGTTCTTTTCTGTAGGCTTTAAGCAATAACGGGAACGAGTGCATAGACCGCCCACTGTACGGGGGAAGGGTACAAATTCCATTCATTTGTTTAGAATCATTCATGGTGTTCATTTGCTTTTGTTGTTTATTTGAACGCCAAATGGATTTATATATGCTGCATTTTTGGATAGGCTGATATTTTGTATAGGCTGACTTTTTGTATAGGCTGGCTTTTTGTATAGGCTGGACCTTTTGACCACTGTTCAAGTGAACACCATTGTCATTTCTGAGAAAAGTGTTCAAATGAACAGTGTTCAGGCGAACACCCCTGTTCAAGAAAACTGTTCATTCGAGTACGGTGGCGGTTTCCTGCTCACGCGCAGAAAACTTGTTCATTAATGATTTTTGTTTTAGTCCGATACGCTAAGAAGATTACTGTAAAATTGCTTGCTTGTGTTTTTAGTCAGTGTTAATTAGGCCAATCGATACCGATCATCCAGTTTTTCAGGTTTCAGCACCTGAATATGTTGAAGCGCATGAAGATATTCTTGCGGAAAGAATAGTGGCGCGATGGAAGACCGTTTATGATTTGTCACGCGCACAAGCAATATGCATTGTTAAGGAAGAATATGTAAGATTGCAGGCCGAAATCGACAAGCGTTCCGGCCTAGATCTCCCTTCATACGACCGTGGCCTGTCGGCAGTGCTCGCCCACATCTCAGACTCAGCCAGTCCACTGCTGGAACTCGACGTGGTACTGTACTGTTACGGCCTGATCGGGCGCGCTGAAGAGTCGATGGAGCAAATCGCCAAGCGGCACCGGCTTTCCAAACAGGCGTTCAGCAAGCGAGTTGACCGGCTGCTGGCAGACTTTCACCTTCCCCCTCAAAACGGTATGCGCCCAGTCCACCAGCGCCATGTGTACGAGTCTGTGCACGTAGCCAAATGGGGCCACATCGAACAAGACGCACCAGCACCCAAACCATGACCACCTATATTGCCATCGACCCCGGCGTAAACGGAGGTATTGCATGGGATGGAGCCGCGCTTCCCTCCTGCATGGGGATGCCGGGCAGTGACACAGAAATAGCGGAAGAAATCGAGAGGCTTGCTGGAATGGACGATGTGCTTCGCCGCATCCATCCCGGCGTGAAGTGCCTCATTGAGGACGTGCCCAAGTTCGTCGGCAAGGCATTGCCGGGTAGCACCATCTTCCCTCTCGCGTTTAACTGCGGGCTGGTGCGAGGTATCGCGGTATCTCTTCGGATGCCGGTCATCCTCGTCCGCCCGCAAGACTGGCAAAAACACTTTCGACTCGGAACCAAAGGCGATACCAGCGGAACGACCGAGTGGAAAAACAAACTAAAGGCCGAGGCACAGCGGCGTTACCCTCACCTCAAGGTGACTCTCAAAACAGCAGACGCGCTACTGTTGCTCGCGTATGCAAAAGAAAAGGGATTATAATAATATGTTTACACAGGTTGAACTCAAAACATCAAGCCGCGTTAAAATCTTTAAGGACCTGCCAGTCGGAGAGGTTCGCGAGGTTGCCAACAAGCCTTTGAATACGTTGAAGTCGATGGTCCGCTGTCGTATGCGCAGCTACCCCGGCGAAACCTATTCAATCAACGAGCAAGGCCCGCCGTTCCAGCTCCGCCGCGAATCCTAGTATGCAGCTCGCTCTTCCAAACTTCGAGTCATTTAACTCTGATCAGCTTCAAGAGTATGCGGCCAGAGAACTGGGCATCATGCGGGATGAGGCGCAGATGGCTGCTGGCATATCCGCGACGGCATTCAACCGTGCGTGGGCGGTGGGCAAGGCGTGCGTTAAACTCAAGGATGCCGTTGGTGAGGAGAAGTGGGAAGAGTACGCCTCGCAAAACATCGGTGGTGGCGATTACTATGCGGTCTACCGCTGCATGCGGCTGGCGCGGATGTCGCCGGAAGCGCCACCGCTTCAAAAATCTGGGAGCAGCCAATATAAGCAGCTTCAAATCGCGATTGGCGGCGAGGCAGTGCCAAAGCCGACGCCAAGGAAGACAGACGTGCTGAAATTTCAGAACCTCATGGCATCGCTGGGTTGCATCCGGCGGTGGTGGCGCGAGGGGGCAGTGCTCGACACATTGGATGAGGAGATGATTTCAGAGATCCTTGAAGACATGCAGTTTGTAATCACCATCTACGATGACCTCAAGAAGCAGATTCCCGAAACCCCCGTGTCCTCCTAAAGTGGATGTAGACATCACATTGGGCGACGCTCCCCCGGTTTTTAAGCGGGTCCAGCAAACCATGGATATTTCAAGGGATACAATAGCCCCCGCTACAGCACAAAGAGGTGCGGGGCAGCCTTGTGATCAGTCCAGTGAGATCTTGCTAAAAGAATGGATCGAGTGGTGCAGAAGCACCGGCAGGGAAGCGCACGCTGCGGATCTGATCGAGCGCACGCGCACGGCTCTGCGCCAATAATATGGAGGCATTCACTCCAGAGCAAATGCAGGAGAGGTTTGATACTCTTTTGATTAAGGCGAATAATGGTATTGTGCTCTCCACCGAGGACACAAACTTTCTTCATTCATTCAAGGACACCAAGAGGTGGAAGAAGACGTTAAAAGAAGTGTCAGCCTTTTTTAATGTTGATATTACTGCGCTTAACAGGTGGAAGAATAAAGACCCTGATTCTTTTGCAAAGACTCCGTTGGGCTACGACCTTGATAAAATCAAGGAAACGCGGAAGGCATTCTTGGCGGACGGCAGCCATGTGCGTTTGAATGATGGGGACGAGATAAATGTGGAAGGCATTGAGGATGTTGCGACACTCAAGGCCAGAAAGATCTTTCTGGAGTGCAAAAACTTAGAGATCAAGAACAAGAAGGCGGAGGCGATCCTGATCGAGGTCGATAAGGTGCTGACCGCATTCAGGGCAATCTGCTATGCCGTGAAGGACAAATTCTGTCGCTTGCCATCGGAACTGGCGTATGAAGTGAGCGGAGTAACGCCAGCGGAGGCGGAGCAGCGGATGAGGGAGAAGATCGACAAAATATGCCAAGAGTTGTCGGTGGAGGATTACTCAAAGCTGGAGGATGCATTGACCACGCCTACTGATGACGGCGATGATTTAGAGGTAAAGCCAGCAGAGCCGGAGAAGCAAAAACCTAAGCGGCAGAAGAAATGAGTTCTATCATTTACAATGCAGTCAGGGAGATTTTTAGGCCTACTCCCAAACTGGAGGTGCAGGACTGGCTGAAAACGCATGTTCGCTTTGAGCGCGGCCCGATCCTTGGCGCGTTCGACACGAAGAACTCTCCATGGATCAAGGAACCGTTGACGCAGCTAAAGAACCACGAGACCCGCGAAATCATCTGTGCATGTTCGGTGCAGTCGGCGAAGACGGCGTTAGCCGAAGGCGCCATGCTCTACCTGATCGCGGAGCAGGGCGGGGACATGTGCTTGTATTTACAGACGGACGAGCACGCTGACGAGTTCTTGGACACCCGGTTTAAGCACCGTATCCTCGACTGCAAGCCAGTCACCAAGCTGCTGGCTCGTGGGGACAAGAGTATCCAAAAGAGGACGGTCGCATTTGCCCACATGACGCAATACGTGATGGGTGCGAGCAATATCCACAACCTCCAGTCCAAGGCGGCAAAGTACGTGATTGGTGATGAGGCTGCTTACTGGCCGCACGGGCACATTGATGAGTCGCGCAAGAGGACGACATCATTTGATGCGCGGAACAGCAAGCGGATCTACGTGAGCACGCCAATGAACAACTCTGGCGAGTTCTACGAATCCTTTATCGCTGGCTCATGCAGCGAGTGGAATGTGCGATGCCCGGAGTGTGATGAGCACTGGCCGATGGTACTATCTCAACTCCGGTGGGACGGCGAAGGTGCAAAGCTCGCAGACGGCAAGTACGACCTAGCGCGCATCCGGAACACTGTTCGATATGAATGCCCGGCTTGCCACGCCATGCTTAGGGACGACCCAAGGGTGAGAAGATCGATTGCAAACAGCGGGTTCTACATCAATCAGAACTCGGCGCCAGACCCGCGCGTCAAAAGCTACCACTGGAATGCGCTGACCGTTCCATGGGTGGCGTGGGACACGATAGCGGGCGAATTTCTAAAGGCTGAATACTCGCGCAAGTTGGGCGATTATTCGCCATTAGCGGAGTTCGTACGCAAACGACTGGGCGAATTCTGGGATATGCGCGAATTTCAGAGCGAGGAGGTCAATTTATCTGGCTCCTTTGCAATGGAGGAGGAATGGGATCAAGAATTCCGCCGATACATGACCGTGGACGTGCAGCGAGACTATTTTCGGGTTGTGGTGCGTTTATGGGCACAAAACGGCGATTCTCGTCTGTTTTATGCTGGAGAACTGCATACTTGGCAGCAATTGATGGATCTACAGAAGAAATTCAACATTAACGCCAGCAGGGTTTTTATTGATTGCGGTTTTGAGCGGTATCAAGGCGAAGTATACAGGCAGTGTGCCGACAATCATTGGTTTGCAGTTAAAGGCGACAAGGCACAGTTTTTTACGTGGACGATTATTGATAAGCGAAGTGGAAAAGCGCAGCAGGTCAGAAGGCCATACTCGCAAATTCAATACATTGATTCGGGCGTAGGGCTTGCTAGGTCACATGCAAAAGGTGCTAGAAAGGCGGATTTGGCCAAACGCATTGTGATGTGTTCTGACCCCATGAAGCAAATCCTGCACCGTTTGCGAGCGGGACAAGGGGCATCGTGGCAGATCGCCCATAATGCGCCAAGGGACTATTATAAGGAGATCCAGAACGAGGTGTTTGTTATTGAGAAAGACAAGAAAACCGGCAAAAACAAAAGCTACTTCAAGAAGCTGGGTGAAAACCATTCGTTCGACTGCGAAGGTATGCAAGTTCTCGCCGCCTACATTGAAAAACTGCTAGGTACGGCGGATGCAGGTGAAACCCCGTCGCCAAAAGCACAACAAGCAATCGAGCAGTACCCTGTCAATGCTTGACAGGGAACCAGATTTTATGGGTGGTCCTTCAATTTTGCGTTACGCCTCGCTGCAATACTGCGAGACTCTTTATGATCAGTGTCTAGCGGCGCTGACCGAAGGGCAGGGCACAATTGTCATCTCCACATCCGGCGGAGGCGAGTCGGAGACGCGCTCTAGCGGCAACGATGGGGGTATCCCGGTAATGACTTTAATCCGTGCAGTGATGCGGAGGATGCACCAGCTTGATCCAATCAAGTATCCGCTTATCTCTAACCGTCTAAAAGCAGACTTTAGCGGCCTTACCCTATGACCTATCTCGAATCAATTATCCGCGCAGTCAATCCGAAGCTTGCTTTGGAGCGAAAACGCGCGCAAGCGGCCATTGATATGGGCGAAAAGGTAGGATTTTGGCGAGTTGGGGCGCAATCAAGCACAAACCGCAAGGCCAGCGGACAAAGCCTTGATCAGCCAGATTCTTCGCGAAATCACACGGATCGGGTCACTTTGATCCGTGAATCGCGCTGGTTGGAGGAAAACAGCAGCATTATCAAGTCGATTTTGCGCAAATACCGCACGTTCTCCGTCGGGCGGCTGCAATATGTGGCTCGCACGAGCAATGAGGCCGTCAACAAGCAGATCGGTGCATACGTTGAGAGGTGGATGGCCAATGCAGATGCCAGCCAGCGGCACCATTTTCGCACACTTGCCGGGCTTGCTGTCACCAGCATGAAGCGCGATGGCGACATCGGGTTCATCGTGCTGGAAGAACCGATGACTCCGCTTGATCAAATGATGATGATTTGCCCGATTCGCATTCAAGCCATCGAGGCGGACCGGATCGGGTCTATTGTGAACCGAGAAGGCCTTGATAGTCGGCCATTTAAGCCGTTGAAGAAGAATGAGCAGGACTTTTCCGGGGTTGTGGTAAACGGTTCTGGCAAGCCGATCCGGTATCGTATTTACAACCGCAGCCGAACCGGTGAAATGCTGACGCCAGCACTGGAGGTGCCAGCTCAGGATTTCCTCCACCTGTTTGACCCAACACGGCTCGATTCGTACCGGGGGTTCAGCGTGTTCGATGCAGCCATCACTGACATTAAGGATCTGATGGAGATCCTCGCGTGCGAGAAGATGTCAGTGAAGATGCTTTCCAGCATCTCTGGCGTGGTCAATAATTCCGATGGGTCTGCCGATCAGGACGTGTCGCTGGATATGGCCAATGACTACGATCCAAACGCTGACCGGCTGAAAAAGATTGAGCCCGGCAGCATCGAGTATTTGGCTGAGGGGGAAAGCTTCAATCCGGTTGAGAGCAACCGCCCGTCGCCAACCTTCAATGGTTTTCTCGATTCATTGATCCGCAACTGCGGCATGGCGACGAACTTGCCGTTCGGCTTCATTTACAGTTGGGCGGGGCAAGGGACGGCGGTGCGGATGGAGGCAGCACAGGCGGCCCGCGAGTTTGAAATGACGCAGCTCACTTTAGAGGAGAAATTGCTCAATCCTCTAGTGCGGCGCGTGATTGCTCGCGGAATGCAGCTTGGCCACTTGCCCACCGTCCCAGACTTTGATTCGGGCGAATGGCGCTACCCTGCAAAGGTCACGGCGGATGTTGGTCGCGAGTCAAAGGCGCTGATCGATGAGACCATGGCTGGCATTATCAGCAAGACTCAGATTGCAGCAGACCGAGGCGAGGACCGCGCTATCATTCGCGACTTGTTGCGTGCGGAAGCGATGGAACTCGTGGAGGATGCGAAAATGGTACAGGAGGCGTCAGGGGGAGTGCTTGATCTGCCGACTGCAATCTACATGCTCGAACGCCGGGCGCCGAATGCGCCAACCATTGCAACTGCGGCAACTGCGGCGCCAGAGGAGGACGAAAGTTCCGACGAAGTAGAAGACTCTGCTGCGGACGAAGAAGAGGACATTGCCGAAGGTGATACGGAAGGAGATTCATAAGATTGACACGCGATCTTGCTCTATGCAGGTCGCAGACGAACTCAAAACATTCGCAGCCTTCGAGGGGAAGGTTGCCGGAAACACCATTCAGGGTATTTCGCTGATCCAAGAAGGACCGGCGCTTGGTCATGGAGTGTATGTAGATCGTAAGTCGCTTGGTCAGTTTAAGGCGCTGGCCTCAAGCAAAGGGAAGCTGAAGGCCAAGATGAATCACTTCTCCGCGCTTGAGTCAACGGTGGGGTATTACGAGAATTTCAGGATCTCGAAGGGGAAGCTGCTTGCGGATCTCTCAATCTTTGACAGTTTTTCCGGGCGCGATTCGTTGCTTGAGATGATTGAGAAAATACCAAGCGAGTTTGGAGTTTCCCTGATGTTTAAGGCTCTTGAGCCGGAGTTAAACAGTGCAGACGGCAAGTTCTACACTCGCGCCAATGACATCTATTCAGCCGACTTTGTAGACACTCCCGCCGCCAACCGCGATGGTGTTTTCAGCGTTGCGATTGACAACGACGAGCAAGTTATGGTTGAACCAGAAAAGCCACAAGCTCCTGAAGCTCCTTCTTTCGTTTCCGAATTTTCGGCATTGTCTGAAAAGATCGAACAACTGTCCGCGCAGATGGCGGCCTACGAAGCCAAGCTCGCCAGCGAGTGCGAGAAGATTGCTGCCGACATCAAAGCATTTGCTGAGCAGCCAGCGGCTGACCTCGAACTGCAAGCCCGGCTCGCTGCTGCTGCTCCTGCCCCGGCTGCCTTTTCTGCTCCGGTGAACGAGCAAGAAGCCCCCGCCCCAGTGATCGCTTTTGCTGACGCCAAAAAGTCCGCGCTGGAAGGCAAAGTCGGACTTGAACGCATCAAAGCGGCTCGTGCTTTTTCTGAGAAGTTCCCATCGGAATCTTCTTACCTTTCTGCTCAATCCTAACCTTTTTTTACTACCATGCCTCAAGCTAACCTGCTCGACATTGCCAAGCTCAACGGTTCTGACACCATTGTCGGCCTGATTGAGGAGACCCTGACCTACGCTCCCGAGGTTCAGATCATGCCAGCCCGCACCATTCGCGGCACCTCGTATAAGATTGCCTCGCGCGTCTCGTATCCGGGCGTCGGCTTCCGTGCGGCCAACGAAGGCTCTGCCCCAACCAAGTCGGAGTTCGAGAACCAACTCATCGAGTGCTACATCCTCAGTGGTGCAGTGCAGGCTGACGTTGCAGTCGCTCGCGCCTACGAAGACGGTGAGCAAGCGTGGAAGGACATCGAATCCATCGGTGTCATGCGCCAAGCGATGATCGAGCTGGGTTCACAGGTCATCTACGGCACCTCGGTTGATGCTAAAGGCTTCCCCGGATTGCAGGCGATTCATACCGCTTTCAACTCTGGCCTTGTGGTTGGCGGTGGCGGCAGTGCTGATCTGTCCTCGGTCTACGGCATTAACACGGACACGCAAGGGGTGCAGCTCGTGTTCGGTTCCGGCACCACGTTCGAGCTTGGTGAATGGCGTATCGAAAACGTCGGCACCACCACGGTCTACCCTGCTCACGTTGCTAACCTTACCGCTTGGGTGGGTATGCAAGTCGGAAGCAAATACAGCGTGGGTCGCTTGAATAGCGTTGGCTCAAACTCCGGCGGTGGTGTCACCGACGGAAAACTGGCTGAGCTGCTCAGCAAATACCCAGTTGGCTACCGGCCTAATTACTGGCTGATGAACCGCCGCAGTGCCTACCAACTGCAAGTCAGCCGGTCCGCCACCAGCGTGCAAAACGGTGTTAAAACCTCAAGCGGATCAGAGATCTTTGCTCCTCTGCCAACTGAGTCTAACGGCATCCCAATCGTCATCACCGACTCGATCATCAACGCTGAGTAATTAAGCGCACCACATCTAAAGAATTACTACAATGGCTAACGAATTTACTAGAAACATTCAGGACGCGGCTCTAACCGAGACGGCCACCATCCCGGCCACTGCAACTGATGCATTCACTGCCGACATCAACCTCGGTACCAACAGCAAAGCTTTTCTCACGGAAGAGCAAGAGCTGGAAATCGCCTTCCCAGCCTTTACGGTGGGTCAGCTCGCCAACGGTGCAGCCGTCACGGCGGTTGTGCTTAACGGTTCCGCCGCTTCTCCTACCGGCACTGCTCTCGGCATCACACGTGTTGTGACCGGCGCTGGTGGCGCTGGTGCCCCCGCGACCAGCTTTCGTGTTCGCCTCCCGGCTGCGACCCTTCAGTTCCTGCGTGTCAAGTTTACCACTTCGGCTGCTAACGCTGGAGGCACTGCCACTGTCAGACTGCTGACCTAATTTTCGGTGCTGGGGGTTGTCGTCATCGGGGCGGCTGACAAGGTTGTATCCTTGTCAGCCGCTTTTTTGTATGCTTTACGCTCAACGTCTCGCCGCCGCGCATGGTCGCATCCGCAACAAGTTTGGTGCGGTGACGCAGACCGAGAACCTGTTTGTCTGGCACAAGGGGGCGCAAATCCCGTGCTACCAGTCCACCGGGCGGACTCAGCGCAACCTAATGACGGCAATGATCGTTAATGAGGCTGCAATTACCGTCTGTGCCACCAAGGTGAACTTTACCAGCGTGCCAGTGGTTGGTGACGAGGTGAAGTATGGAACGAGCTTAGAGGGCGCCCAGACGCTTCGCATTGATACGGTCAACACGACCGCGATCCGTCCGTTCTATGAGCTGGATCTGATCGACCCAAACAAAGAGGAGACGGCAGCATGAGTGTAACCTTCTTGGCCGACGACAAGAAGCTCCGGGCCGCTCTTATTCAGTATGCCGGGCTGAAGAACAAGAGTGATGCAGAAGTCGTCAACAAGGCGATGCGGTTCTGGCTTCCATTCGCGTCCAAGCGCGTCATCAAGAAGACTCCGGGGAGACCGAAAGTGATGGCTGACTTGATGGCACCCGCACGCAATCAAGGACGCAACCAGCGCGGCTCAGCCAATCTTGGTCGATACAGGAACACTGTTGCTGCGGCAATCGTGTTCTATCGGATGAAGATGAAGGGGCAAAAGATTAAGAAACGTGGCAACCTGACAAAGGTGGACAAGTTCTTTCGAGCGAGAAAGCGTTCGGCCAACTTCCTCCGTGCCGGATTCATTCCGGCCTTCAGGAAGTTTGGCGTTCCAGAAAAAGGCCCGTCAAACCAAAAGTTCTTTAAGGGGTACAGCTATGGTTTGATAGCCAAGCCTTCTCCTCGCAACTATGTGGAGGCGATTGCCTCAAACATGCGGGAAGGAACTCATGAGATTGCGCCAGACGCCTTCAACTCTAGCCGTACTGACGTGACACGCATTTTCATCAAATATATCAATGAGGATCTGGCAAGGATTGCCAAAAGAACGAAACTCTCACCGTGATCACATATTCAATCAATCCAAGCGAGCGGTTGCAGCGGCGCATTTCTACGGTGCTGACGAACGACTTGCTCTCATTGCCGTTGTTTACTGGCTTCACCACGAACAACGGGCGAGAGTTTACGCCTACCAAGTATCCATTCTTCTCGGTGCAGGTTTCTGATTGCCAAGAGGTTTTTCCTCGTACCAACGTGTGGAATGTGACAGTTTCAGTCGCTATGGCTGAAGACAGGGAAGAGGCCAACCTCACATTTGGTGAGGACCCTCGCCCCCGGCATGAATTGCGGGCAGAGAACGTGACTGCGAGGATATACGGTGGCTGGAACGGTCTGACACTTCCGGAGGCCATCAACGCCATCGACGACAACGAGAACATCACCGTGCTGAAGATGTACAATTCGATCCAGTCGAATGGCACCATGAGTGAAGACGAGATCTGCATGGAGTACTCTTTCGTTATGAGCTGCACGACTACCGAGCAGTAGGATTGACACACGCGGCAGTATTATGGCCGCCGTTGCTGCAATCATCCCATACGGAAACATTCCAACCTCATCCCTACAGGATGAATCGAATTCAGTGACCCCAGACATTCTGGTCCAGTCGCTGACTATCAGCGCATCTCGGGAAGAGAAGGAGTACCGCAATTCCACCGGCGCAATTTTTGCTCTGGAGTTCCGGAACCCGACAATCTCGTTTGCATTTGATGGATACATCACAAACAAAACTGGGGCTCTCTCTAATGGGCAACCGGGCGAGCGCGTGACCACCTTGGCCAACTTTACGTCTGACACGTTTGGGTTTGATCCAACCGATGGCGTGATGATTTACATGGAGCCAAGCCGTTCTGAGACAAACGAAGAAATTGCGAAAACGACCTTTACAGTTAAGCAATATCCGTTTGTGTCTGTAGTATGACGCATTCTTGGATTCCGTGTACTGATCTTGATTTAGCCGCCGCATTTGGGACACTGGGGGTCCCCATGCGGCCAGAGGTGCAAGTAAGGGCGGATAGTGGTAAAGAGTATGTGACGGTGTTCTTGTCTACTGAGAGCGCCACCAATCCCGAGATCAAGACGGGAGCATTGATGAAGCTACTCAAGAGCGGAGATCTGGAAAAGCAGGACCCAGAGCATCCATTGCTTTATGCAATCACCGCGATTAAAAACCGTCATGCGGTAACGCGGTCAATAAAAGAAACGCAGCGGATGATTTTGATTAGCATTAAAGGCAGCAAGAGAACAGCGTTTGTTCGTGAAAATATAACAGGAGAAGGACTTGCTATAGCGGAAAGATTTCTGCATACTGGAAGGCCATGAGCCAACTTGAAGAGAAAGAAATTTCAATCCTAGACCTACCCACTGAAGACCTTGCTGCTGCCCGCAGGGAGGCGGCCTTTAGCAATTCATACATTTGGGAAGGGAAGCCGTTTGAAGGGCTGACTTCTGCGCGAAAAGATTTGTGGTCATCCTTGTGCCACAAAGCGGGCTTCCCTCCATTAAGCCAGTGTTTTGACGAGATCTCTTTGTTCGCACCATTGGCAAAAGCGATGTTGTTTGTCCTGATCACGCCGAAGTCAAAGCTGAAGCTTTTGCGGGCACAGGGTATGGACAAGATGCTGGATGCGTTCGACGACTGGTGCGACGTAGCCGTGCCCATCCATTTGGAACCAGACGTGATCTCCTTGGGGATCAAGCTCCTTAACGACTCAACGGCCAGCCAGACAGAAGTAGTGCCGTCAGAGGGCAGTTCTGTGGGAAAGCCCTAGCATACCCGGTCTGGTCTGCATTCTACGTTGCAGCCGTGCACCAGATGACCGGGATGAGTGAAGATGAGATCCTGTGGGATCTCCCACTCGCGCGCGGGCTCGCGTACATGCACGTGTCGTTCGTTTTGCAGGGGACGCAAACGCAATGGCCTCGCGATCAATCCTCTAGTGATGAGATGACCAATGTGAAAAAGATGCTCCAAGAGAAGCCTTGGCGTAAGCTTGACATCTGACAATCAGCAATGGCAACGATCAATGCGAAAATTCGGCTCGACTCCTCCCAATTTCAGGGTGGGCTGAATCGCGCTGTCACTTCCGCAAGTCAGGCGGTGCAGAAGATGTCTGGTCAGTTCGGGGCGTTGAAGAACATCGCCGGGTTCGGCGCGATTGGTGCGGCGGTTGGCGTGATCGGGCAAAAAGTCATTGAGGCGTCGGTGCCATTTGAGAAGTTCCAAAGGCAGCTTTTGTTGGTGGCAGGCGGTGCGGAAGCTGCTAAGACAAAGTTTTCAGAGCTTCAGCAGGCGGCTACCTTGCCGGGCTTGGACTTAGCCTCCGCAGTTGACGGCCAGATCCGGCTACAGGTGCTGGGCTATACGGCGGACGAGGCTACCGCGCACATCAAGACGCTGGCGAAGAATGTCGCCGCCTTCGGTGGTGGCGGGGAGGAAATGAAGGGCGTCATCTTGGCGTTCTCGCAGATTAGCTCCAAGGGCCAAGTATTTGCGGAGGAAATCAATCAGATTGCAGAACGCCTACCGACAGTCAGAACGCTGATGAAGGAAGCGTTTGGAACAGCAAATGCGGAAGAGATTCAGAAGATGAACGTCTCTGCAAGAGAGTTCACTGACGCGATGATGAATGGCATGGCTGGCAGCCAGCAAGTGACCTCGGGGCTTGCCGAAGAGTTGGCCAAGACCAAGATGATCTTGGATTCAATGTTTGCCGAAGGCAGCGGCGTGGCGACGTGGGGAGTCAAGGTTTTTAACAACATAACCAAGACGGGCATTGGCATGGCGGCCATGTTCAAGGACCTGTACAAAGACATTGTGTACGGGCAGGACAGGCTTAAGGAGATGAGCTATGCGGAAAAGTTTGCCGCAGACATGCAGGAGAAGCTGGCAAACTCAGATGCCAAGCGAAACAAGGAAGAGGAGGAAGCGGCTGAGACCAAGCGCAAAAGCGCAGAAGATGCAATTAAGGCAGAGCAGGAAAAGACCAAGGCATTCAATGACCGCATCAAGCAGACATCCATGGCGGTTTCTGCGGCTGGGACGGACAAGGAAAAGTTGGCAGAAGTAAATGCAGAGCTTAAGCGCCTTAATCTTGTTCAGGATCAAGAGACGCTACTAAAGCGGTTGAAAGATGCACAGGAAGGCCGCCTTGCGTTGAGCGAAAAAGAGCTTGATAAGATCAATCGTTATTTAGGACTGCTGGGGCAGCGCAAGTCCTTGGAGGAGGCCATGGCTGCTGCCGAGGAGACAGAGAAAGCCAAACAGGCGAAGCTGGACAAAGACAAGGCCGACAACATCAAGAAGGTTCTGGATGCACAGAAGGCTGGCGCCACAGCATTAAAAGGTGAAGAGGGTGAGGACAGGCTTCTGACTGTTAAACGTGAGCTGCGCGGTGATTTTGACGGAGGCAAAAGTGCTGACACCGTGATGAACGAAGTTAATGAGGCCGCCATGAACGGCAAGGAACTTGCCGACTCAACAATCGAGGCGTACCAGCAGATCGTAGATCTGAAGGTCGAACAATTGAGTATTGAAAAAGCTCTTGCGAAAGAGGCGGAAGAGCGCGCCAAAAAAGCGGAAGAAGAACAGAAAGCCGCCGACAAGGAAAATGTGAAAGAATCTATCCGTAAGGCCGGGATGAACCGCGAGGAACGGGTGGGCGAAATGCGTGAGAAGAATGAGGCAAAGAGGAACGTCAGAAAAGCATTTGATAGCGACGTACGGGAAGAAAAAAGAAGGTTGCGCAAAGCACTAGGCAACCGGTCAATCAGCAAGCTTGATACAGGCGGGGTGAGCCAAGAAAAGTTCATTGCGCGTGTTGCGGCTGAGAACGTCTCATCAAAATACAAGAACGCCTTGCCAGACTCATTGGAGCAGCTCATAAAAATCAAGGATATTTTAGCGGCTCTCGCCGCAGCATAATATGTCAACATCTGCTTCCACCCTCATCTTCGGCATCACTTCTGGTGCTGATCCAATCCTCTTGGAAGACGGTCTGACATTTTCGCGTTCCGAGAACGGATTCGACAAGATGTCCGGCAAGTACCTTGGAAGGACCAATACGCCTGCATCTTTTGCTGATTTGAAGTTTCCGGCGGCAAGTACCGCGTCAGCACTGGGTGTGGCATACAGCAAGATGTTCTGCTCCGAGGTTTCTTACAACAATGTCGGCAAAGATTTATATACGTTCAATGTCGAGTATATGGGGCTGATCGGTACGCAGGCAGTAAAGCGCACGGTCTCAAGCAAGTCACAGTCGTACACAACTGGGTCAGTCAATATTCCCGGAGTTGGCGTCGTCCCTAAGGCGCAGGGGCAATACATTAACCTTTCCTGTGAATACAATTATGTGACGGCAACGATGCCGGACACAGCGTTGGCAAGCCCAGTTCCGCCGGGCGGTGCTGGAACACTTCCGGCACAACCTGCTAATCCATTTACATCTCTCCCCACAACCCCAATATACAATTATCCGTCTGGATGGATTCGCGAAGGCATTGATGTGGACATGATTAACGGGACAAGCCGGACGGATAGCATTTTTCTAATTAAAGAGAGCTGGGTCTACGTTTACCCATACATGCCCGGTTGATATGCTGCCAGCACTGCCGATCATCGACAAGAACGTCAACGGTGCCCGTTCCGGGATTCTGTTGAATACCCTTGTGTCGCGCATCTTGCGGCAGCGGCTAGTCACGACGGAAACGGTTTCTATCACAGAAACAGCATCTGGGCAGATCATTTCTCGCATTGGAGGATCTGGTGTCGCTCCAGCATTCGCTCTAGGCTTTGCTGTCGCCATCGATGGCGACACGGTGACTGTCGCTCCCGGTCGCGTCACAACGCCATCATGGGGGCTGCTAGTGGCCAGTGATCCGGTCGCCAAAGACTGGGCGGCAGAAGCCAACTTTGTGGGCGGATCTCTAACGAATCCGGTCACACAGGTATGGTTGCAGATAGGCTTTGCTGAGTCGGATACCCCTAGTTACGGGGCTCTCGCGACTAGCACTATCGACATCTCCGGCGCCTCCGGCGGGCGCGGCGGCGGGGGCGGTGGGGGGGCATCCATGGGTGGCGACTGGGATGACGAGCGCGCGTACTCGACCATCGGTGAAGGGGGGCAAGCGGGGGATGCGTTTGAGTTTGCAGGTATCGGGGGACTGGGTGGTCTGCCCATTAACCCGCCCGATGACATGGCCGCGACCCAGACGGGGCAAGGGAAGAACGGTGGCCCCGGCGGGAACGGAGGATCGGGCGGTGCTGGTGGATCTATCACCTTCGCACAAAAGACAAAAGCGGAAGTCATTATGCGGCGCTGGGCTTTAGGCTCGATCAGCATCCACACGGCCAAGGGCACTGCCAGTCAGGAATCGGCGTGGATTCATTTGGCAACAATTAGTAGTGGATCGGTGGAACAGCATGTAGCGGGCGTCATAACGGTCGCTCCCCCAGCAATCTCATTTATCGACTAATGCTTCCGCAACTCAAAAAATACGCGGACAAGGTTCTGTACATCGTGACCGGCGACACAATGGATTTGCTTGTCGATCGCATCCGCCGACAGACGCCAATAGCTGGGGCAAACATGCGGGTGGAAGAAACGAATAGAGGGCTGCTCCTTCATGCAAATAGTGAAACCCTTGTCGCTCCAGTCACCCCAATCACGTTCGACTTCCAAGCGTCACTAGCATCGGTCGATTCTCTCGCGATCACAGCCGGTCGCGTGATTGGCACTACCTACGGCACAATCAATGCGGACGATCCGGCCCCGACAGATTGGCTGTCAGAACAATTTACCGTGCCAGCCGGGCTTTTCAGCGTGCCATCGGGCAGCAGCGTTTGGTTACAGATAACAGCGACAGAGACTGACCTTGCATTAACTGGTGCCCTGCCTCTAACCGGCGCGGTCTCGCGCACCATTACGACCGGCGGGGGTGGTGGTGGCGGATCAGGTGGGGGGGGCGGTGCTACTGGAGATCAAACATATTCGACGGCGGGCACAGCAGGCGGGCCGGGGGGCAATGCAGCAGGGCAGGTGCCCGGAGGCAGGAGTGCCTACACCGGCGAAGGAGGCACATCTGCCGGGGAAGGAACGTCAGGTACCCCTGCCAACGGCAGCAATGCAGGCAATGGTGCCGCAGGCGGTGCAGGGGAGACAAAGACGTTTACCAATTACGACAAACTTAAGATGACGTGGCGGCGGTGGCAGATTACTGGTGCCACACTTGTGGTGGCAGCGGACAAGCCAGTATCATCCGCCACAAGCTTCAACGTGCGCATTGCGTCACAAACCGCTGGCACCGTGACTCAATATCAAGCAGGTAGCTTTCACATCTGCTTACCAACCATCTCGTACATTGTTCCCTAAACTGCCAGACTTTCAGAACAACTTGAAGTACTTCCTAAAAGGGAAGACGCTCAACCTTTTCAGGGAAGTGCTTGATCGGCAGATCCCATTAAAAGGAAAAGGCGTGGAATTGAATGAAACCGAGGAAGGCATCATGATCATCGCGCCACCTAGCGATGCCTTGGCGACAGTTGGCGCGTTGGATTTTTCTGGTGTTTACAGCGGAGGCAATGTAACCGTGCGAGGAGGTAAGGTGATGGGGACGTTGTGGTCCAGCTACAATGCAAATGATCCGGCAAGTGGCGGATGGACGGAAGGAGTGGCAGTTGCAGGTGGAACGTTTGCTGTTGGGGCAGGGGCATCTGTCTGGCTCAATATCACTATATCTGCAACGACGGCAGACAACATTGGTGATCTGTCGGCATTCGGGCAATCGACTATTACGGTGACTGGCGGCACCGGAGGCGGGGGTGGTGGGGGCGGTGGTGGTGGAGCAGGAGCCGGAGGAACCGGAACGAGTGGGGCGGGAGGCAATGGTGTTGCAGGCACTGCTGGAACTATTGGCTCTCCCGGTTCTGGCGGATCGGGTGGCACGGCTGGGTATGTTCCATTCCTTGCTGGCGGAGGTGCTGGCTCTGGGGGTGGCAGCGGCAACTACGGGGCAGAAGGTAATTACGGTCAGTCGGTCAGCTTTTACGACTACGCCAAAGCAACGGTCAAGGTCCGGCGTTATTCTATCACAAGCGCAGTTTTGCAGACCACGCAGCCAACCGCTTCACCCACGACGGCGGGGTTACGGATCTTAACGTGGGACGGATCGACTGTGATTCATCATCAAGTCGGATCGGTATTCTTAACCTTGCCCGTTATCGTGTACGCTCCGCCTGATTGACATCCCGCCGCATTTTATGCCGAACAATTTCGCACTGACGCTTAAAGCTCAGAATAGCTATCCGGGCAACTCGGTCATTCCTTCCGCAACTCAGCAGGTGCCGGATTCGGTCGTGCGTGAAGAAGGTTTAATCTCTGGTGTGTTCGAGGTGTTTGGAGTGCCTGGGACTGGAGCCAATACGCTGGCC